TGGATCGCGTCGAACGGTCCGTCGCCATCCAGAAAGGCCCATTGCGAGTCGTCCCAGGCAGTGCCGCCCGAATCCGAGGGGATGACCGGGTTCTCGCGGCGGGCTATGAATCCCTTGTTGAACTCATCGAAATCGCGCGTATCGGAAAAGGGCAGCGCCTGTTCCGCGGTCTTGAACACCGCACTGGTGTGTTCCGAGGGAACCTTGCCCTTCGGATGGAAATGCCCCGGCTGCAGAGCCGGACCGCTCTGCGCCGAGACGGCGCCTGGTTCCGCCACAAGAGCGCTTCCAAATGCAAAGGCTGCGCCCGTTGCGGGCAGGGCTCCAAGGAACTGACGTCTGCTTGTCATCTGCACTCACTCCTGAATTGGCATCTCGCTTGGGTGGCCCTGGGGTAGGGTCGGACCTACTGATTCCCATAGCCGAAACGGACCAAGGTGGCATAGCGGATCAATAGTGACATCACCTTCTCTAAAATGTCCGGAATGCGTCACTTGAACCAAATCAAGCCGACTGGCGATGTTTCAAGCGTTAGGTCACGTCCCATTACTACAGATGTTGGCACCCGATCATTGATCTGCCTGAAAGTTTCTACAATTTAATGTGGATTTCATCATCGGCCACGGCCAACATCTGGCGTCAGGGCTCACGGTCAACTACTTGCGTTACATTTGGTTGTCAGAAGCAACCATTGAGCCGAATGCGCCCCGTCGTCTCATCCGCACCACTGCCAACAGCGCCGAGTGCCGCGCCAATCAGCGTGTTGTCGGTGGCCGTCTTGGTCGCCCGCTTGTTGGTATTGTCCCAGTAGACCTTGTCGCCGACGGCCCAAGCCTGGGTACCCACCTTGTTGATGTCGATGACACCGACAGTGAGTGCCTCGACCGGCTCACCGGAGGCAGCATCATGGGCGGCAATGCCGAAGATTGCGCCAACCAGCATCCCCGCGCCAGATGTCACGGCGGCCGGGGCGGTGAGCGTGATCGTGTGGCCGGGCTGGATATAGTTCTTCATGGGAGATGTTCCTTCTTGGCTTGAATGGCAGGGTTCGGAGGCAGCGAACGCGGCATCGCTGCCGCCTCCTCCTTTGTCAGGCTCAGGTGAAGTTGCCTCAGGTCAGGGCAACACCGGGGTTCCTGTAGAGACCGCGCCAGTCGATCGCCTTGGCGCCAAAGTCGAGGCGCGCCTTGATCTCGACGCCATCAACATCAAAGCCCATGCGGGTCTCGATGAAGACACCCTCCTGGCCTTCTAGGAAGGCATATTCGATGGTGTCGATCGCGGCAGGGCTCGCCACCAGATACCAGGGGACCGGACCCGAGGCCGGATCGAGTCGCGGCTCCGAGACCACGACCAGGCTACGGATGTTAGCCGGCACGACGTCGGTGGACTTTGCCGGAACCAGGTTCTGGGCCAGCAACTGCTCGGCGGCGAGTTCGAGCGAGGTCGGTACCACCAGGAAGGAGGGCCGGATGTTGAGCACCGTCTTGCCGTCAAGACCGGTCTGGCGGGACATCGCGGTCCGCGCCTTGGCCAGATTGGCGACATCAAGGGCCGTTCCCGCACTTGCCAGGTTGCTGTGCCCCGCATGGAACAGGGTCTTGCCATCGGCCATGTTCGGATTGGACGTGAAGATGCTCCAGACGACGTCTGACTCCAGCGTTGCCGCCGCCGTCCCGAAGAGCGACGGGACCCTTGTGAACGCATCGAGATCGTCATTGATCAGCACCTGGCGGGTGATGCCAACAACCTTGCCGTAAGTCTCGACGCGGTAGGTTTCCTTGGCTTCACCGATTGTGCCGCGCTTGAACTCGCCTGACTCGTTCACCTTCTCGAGCTGGGGGGCTTCACCGAGTTGCAAGCGCTGCACAGATTTGAAGTCGGCGACGGTCGCGCGCCTCGAGATCGCCTGATAGGTCCGGGGCGCTGCCTCATAGGCATCGCGGAGCGTCCTGTTGGTAACACCGGCGAGGATCTGCGGGAAATCAGAGGTCGAATGGAGCGCACGTGTGGCAATCTCATCGCGCCCCAGGCCCTTCACCCTCACACCTTCAGACTCGAGGAAGCTCCGCGCCATCTCGATCAAGCTCAGGCCGCGCCATTCCCGGGCGGCATCGGTCAGCTTGAAGCGGCCGGGCTCGAAGCGATGCAGAAGTGCGGTTTCAACCGCCGCGCGCCGGGTTTCCACCTCATCCTGCCCGCCCATGCGGATATGCGGCCTGGTCTCGATGGCGACATCACGGGCCGCTGCCGCATCAATCAGGGCTGCGCGCGCCTCGCCGATCACAACGCCACGCTTGACCAGATCGTCGGCCAGGGCCTGCTCGACGTTCAACTTGCGGGCGGCATCATAGATGCCGGTCACGCGAGCGCGTTCCTCGGCGAGAATGCGCTCAGGCTTCATGTCGGGCGTGCCATCACCGCGCCGCTGCTCGCTGGCCGGCGCCGGCATCTGGCGCTGCTCCCGCTGTTCGGCATCGGACATGGGGGTCACGGGGACTGTGTCTTGCGGCGCGGACTCGGTCTGCGCCGCCACAACTTCAGGCGTTGAATCAGTCATTGGGATATCCTCTTCATGCGTGGGAACAGTGGGTTTGCCTTGCCGCACCAGGTGACAGGGTGTTGGCGAGGTGTTGGACCGGAAGCCCGCGGCACCATCAGCACCAACCGGGACGGCGGAAAGCTCAAGCGGCTGCCAGTCGATGGCCGTCCAGACCGAAACTGCGCCCTCTTCTTCACGGATTTCATAGGTTCGGACGCTGTAACCCACCGAGACATTGCGGATGATGCCGTTTCGAACATCCTGCCAAATGGGTTCGACATCGGCCCGGTCGCTGAAGCGAACCGTGGCGCGGCCGACAAAAGTGCCGCCCTCTTTCGCAATCCAGGCACGCTCCACGACCCCGATCACGTCATCGAGATCAAAGGCACCGTGGGCATTGAGCAATGGCGCTCCGCCATTGAGCCGGGATAGGTCGACATGGGCGGGATCAAGCGAGAGAACTTCCTCGTAAGCATTGCCGCTCCACATATCGCGGCGTCGGACAGGAGCCCCCGTCGACCAGACAACCTCGATGGTGCGGGTTTCGGCGATGGCGCTTTCGGCCATGAGCCGTACATCTATGCGGGTCTGCATGGGAAGATCGACTATCGATGCGTCGGCTGCGAACGCAGCCGGTGGATCATGTTGGGTCATAGGCCCTCGCTAGGTGTTGGCGGGAATGTCGCTGGTGTCGGCCGAGGTCTTCTCCTGCCCCGTCTTGGTCGAGCGCCGCGGATCTGTGTCGAGCGTGATGCCAGCCGCATCGAGCTCTGCATTGGTGGCGGCGATCTCACTCAAGACCTGCGCCGGGTCATAGCCTTGGCGGGCGATGGCCTCTTTCAGAGTCATGACGCCAGCACGCACCGCCAGAATGTCGGCCTGAATGTCTTTCAGCGGATCGACCGCCTCGAAGCGCGGTGCGGTCCACTCCGCCGTGATCGGTCCTTCTGGCAATCTGCCGGAAACTTGAGCCAAGGTGACGAACCGCGACCAGACTGGCTGGCACAGGCCCGGAACGATCACCTGCCACTGCAGCGCCTCCATCCGTCTTCGGAACTCGATGAGCCCCGCCCGGATGGACGAGTAGTTCACCTGGCTCAGGTCACCTGTGAGCAACTCGTAGGTCAATCCCACGCCGGCCGCCACCGCATGAAGTTGCAGCCGCATGTATTCGGCATATCCGCCATTGGCAGAGGGTGTTGCGAACTTCACGTCCTTGCCCGGCTCCAGATACTCGATCATGCCGGGCTCAAAGGCCTCGATCCGGTCGCCGGCAGAATTGATATTCGCCTTGCCCAGCGTGTCCTCGTCCTGGGCGCCGGTGATGAAGGCCGCAAAGCAGGCCTCGATCTTCTTCCGCATCAACTCGGCATCGTCGTAATCATCGAGATCCCGGAGCTTCAGGATCACGGGTGCAAACCACGGCACACCCCGAACCTGTCCTGGCCGCAGGCGCTCATAGAGATGCAGCACCTGGGCTGCCGGGACTGGCTTCGACACCTGCGACCTACCGCGGCTGTCGCCCGGGTGGGTCGGAAACAGCCAGTAGGCGCGCCGCCGCCCCAGGGCATCGAACTCGATCCCCTGTACGATGAACCCGCCATCGGGGAGTTCACCCGACTTCAGGCTGTCCAGGTGATCGGGCTCAAGCACCTGCAGCTGCAAGGGTACTGGCAAACCATCTTCCACTCGACGATCCCGAAGCCGGATCAGAACTTCACCGCTTTCCGCCATGGTGCGGACGACAAGCGCCTGGAGCCCGCCGAAATCGGTCATGCCATCGGCATCGCAGCTTGCTGCAAACTCCAGCCACAGCTGATCTGCCAGTTTGGCCGCTGTACTCCGCTTTGCACGGGCCCGAGGCACAATCCCCGTTCCCACAAGATTGCTGACCAGCGCATGAACGGCCTTGGTGGCATAGGGATTATTGCGCACCAGATCGCGTGACCGCTCCCGCAACCTCGAAAGTGCCGGTGCGATCTCGGCATTGGCTCCACTGCCAGCTGTCACCCAGCCATCGGTACGCCGCCCTGTCTTGGCACCCTCATAGGCTCGTTGCATCAGACCCAACGCCTGCCGCTGTCGCAGACGGCGCAAGGCGGCACCCGGTACTACAGCACCAATCGCCCGGTCGATCCAGTTCATGCTTGCCGTCAGCCTTTACGGAAGGAAGCGAAACTGCGCTTGGGCGCCGCACTGCCGGATTGAGCAGCCATTTGGGCCTCGATGATGCGGATGCGGCTCAAGAGATCAGCGGCAGATCCATACTCGACACTTCGGCCCTCAAAGCTCACGCGAAGTGTACCAGCAGCATAGGCCTTCTTCAGGGCGTCGAGTTCAGGTTGTGTCCATGTCATGGCGATGAACGACGCCTCATTGTTTGCGACGCAACGTCAGAGTTGCAACTGACCCGATATAGCAGAATCAACTTGCTTCATTGCACATGACAGTTTAGTGACGGCGCGTTTTCACTTCGGATCAGCCCATTAACTTGGAGAAACTGGCTGATCACAAACAACTTCATGAACTCTCATTCAACTTGATAAGGATCATCCCGTGTCGAATAACCGACAGATACGAAAGCTCGAGAAGATCATCGCCATGGCGCAGGAGCTGCTCGCGAATCTCGAAAAGTCAGCTTCTGCTGATGGCAAGATCTCCTCGCTCAATGGACACAAGCCAGTGCGCACGCGGCGTACCGCGGCAGAAGCCCAGAAAATGAAGGCCGATGTGCTTGCCGCTCTCAAGGCCGGCAAGCCCGCAACCGTAGTCGCCAAGCGCTACAAGGTCAGCACGGCCTACATCTACATGCTGAAGACCGCGGCCTGATCCTCAGCGAAGCCAGCCCGACCGGCGCTTCAACCAGACATCATCGCGCGAGGGTGCTCCCTGCCCCTCGCGTTTCTTGTTTCGTGACACCATGTCACGAGATTGGGTTGCCGGACTTGAATCCCTGAGTTCGGTTTCGAGGGCCTGCCAGCGATCATCGGACCAGCGATCGACCCCGATGATCCAGGCCGCCGCCCGAGCATAGACACGGGCATCGAGCGCTTCATTGCGCTCGCGAAGCTTCTGCCACTCGAGCCGCTGGAATCCCCGCTTGTTCTTGACCGTGACCAGCTGCTCGCCCACGAACTGCTTGCACCACTCGCTGTCGGCCCAGCCCGGCAGGTGAATGGTGCCGGGTGGATGCATAATGCCAGCGGCGATCTCCTCGTCCGTCGGCCGGCCAAGCCGAAGGAAGCGATAGGTCTCGGCCTTGAAGGTCGCCACCGCCACGGTCCAAAGCCTTGCACCGCGGCGCAGGCGTTTGCCATTGTCAGTCGCATCCACGTAAGTGGGACCCGAGACCGGGCTCGCCCGGTTGAAGCCCTCGACACCCTTGATGGAGGCAACTTGCGCAAATCCAGCGCGGCGTGACCAGGCATAGACGGCGGGCGCCTCATAGCCGGTATCGATCGCGAGCTTCTGGATCTTCAGGTCAGCGCCGGTCTCGTGGCGCCAGGCCCGGTTCAGGACAGCGTCAAG